CGTTGAAAAACCAGCAACCATTTTCTTATCCTCACGATAATGTTTATTCGTTACTTGATGTTGAACATCAACATATTGTAAGTCTTTACTTGTATAAAATAGATTAGGATAATCCCTATCTATTACTTGTTGGATTGTTGCCCAACCAATATTATTGTTCTCTATAATAAGTAGTGCATCGTTATATTCTGTTGATATAGAAACCAGCATATTTCCAAAATCTTTTGTATTTATTCTACCCCTATATTCTGCCACCTGAGTTAAACTTTCTAATTCAATCACGTGAAACGCTGAATAATCTGCACTATCTCCTCTACCAACATCAGCACAAACAATATAATCTTTATTATAGTTTGGTTGTTCCCAAACCCACATATTACTATCGATACCTCTTTTTTCTACTGGTTCTGAACAATTGTTTTTTCTTAATTTTTCAAGAATTATAGGGTCTATTACACCAGTTCCGGAAGTTAAAAAATCACAATCACACTCTTGTGCTGCATTTGATGGCCCAAGAAGTGTATCTTGTTCATCTCTCCAATCTTGATTTCTATCTGGGTGAACCGTCCAATGTAATTTTATTGGATTAAACATACCTGTTGCTTCTTCTGCTTCTACCCAAGTTTTATGAAACCAATTACCCACACCATTAGGTGTTGATAATGCAATACAACTACCACCTGTTGTAAGTGTTTGTTGTGAAGCTGTCCATATTTCATCAATCTTATCAATAAATGCGGCTTCGTCTAATATTAATAAAGATAGTGCTTCTGAACGAGCAGCTTCTGGGCCACTTGATACTGCTTTAATCTGTGAACCATTACGATATCTTAAATTTAATTTATTGTCCTCCACACAAGGTTGTTTTAACCAACTTGGTAAATTTGCGTGCATAACACGAACTTTCGTAACCAAGTTTTTTGCTACCTCTTGTTTTGTTGCGATTACCAAAATGTTTTTATCTTGAAAAAAAGTCATCATCCAAAGACTATAACCTGCTGACAATGTAGAAATACCTAATTGTCTTGCTTTTAAAATTACATTAAAACGATTGTCTTTAAATTCTCTAATCGTTTTTTCTTGAAATTCATACAAATCAAATGGTATTTTACCTTGAATCGGATGCTGTATCATACAAAACTTTTTCATAAAATATACTGGGTCAGTAGCACATTTTATATATTGGTCTTTTATTACTTCTTTAATTTGTTCTGCCATTAATCTACTATTTGACCTGCTAACTTAACTGATGTAGCAGTCATCAAAACTCCATATGTAAAGTATAACCATTTGTTCTCATACCATTTGGGTCTAACAAGTTTTACTTTTTGTTCAAGAAGTTTATTAGTGTCTTTCAGTAGATTAATTTGGGTAGTTTTATTTGAAATCAACATAGAGTCTATGAATGAATTTTCCTCATAAAGTTTGATTTGCTCCTCTAAATCCATTACCAACGAAACATTTAAACTATCTTTTAGTTGTAGTTCTTTAATTTCGTTAGTAAATCCTAATACTTCTTCCTCTGTAAAAGTATAGGTTTTAGGTTCGTCAACCACTTCTTGAGAGAATAATGCTCCCATTAATAATATGTAAATTAAATATCTCATATATATAAATATATACTACTTTGAAAACTTCTTAAGAAATTTTACTGCGTCATCAGCATTATCTTCTTTTACTGCTTCTGATGCTTGTGCAATTTGTTTTTTAGTAGTAGTAACTTTTCGTTTTAATTTAGCTACTTCTTTTTTATTCACTCTCTTTTTAGATTCAAGAACTTTTACTTCTTTTTCAAGTTCTTTAACCTCACTATCTTTTACTTTGATTTGTTTGTCAAGTTCTTTTACCTCTTGTTTTTTATTTCCACCAAAGAAAAGATTTAATATCGCTTGTATGATATTCATTATTTCGCTCCTTGTAGTTCGTTTTCTGCTTTTTCTACGAGTTCTCTTTTTTCTCGTATGAAATCTCTTGCTTCTGAAATGGTTTTTTCAAACTCTTGTTCTGCCATTTCCCATTTATCTTCCTCTAACATAGGTGTATTTACACCAACATTGTTAAAGTAAGTTTTTTTACCACCTGTTTTTTCAAAGTCATCTATACTTTGTTCTAAATCTTTTAGATACGCTTTTTGGTTTTCTAACATTTTAGATTGTGCCCAATCATCAAACTTACCCTCCATTCTGAGTTTGTTCTCAAAATCTATTTGACAATCAAAACAATGATTCATTAATCTCCAAAACTTATTATCAAGTTTCTTTTTCATTGCTTTTTTACACTTAGGACAAAACCAAGGCATCCTGATAGACTGCATTGTTTTACTTAATTCAGACTCTCTTGTTTTTCCACCTAAGTCCTCTTGTTTACCCTCATATCCTACTTGAACATAATCTTTTTCATAGTCTTTACCACTCATCAAATCTTTGAGTGCTTTATTTTGTCTTTCTGTATCTTTTGAATAACCTGCCATTATCTCTCCTAAAATCTTAAACTACCTAATATTTGATTAATTGGTGCAAACGCTCCAGTAAATTTATAAATATTACCTTTATATTTAAACACCAAACCTTCTGAAGGTACTATTGAACTTGACCCACCGATAGCTTCTAATTTCTCTATTTGTATTTTTAATTTTTCTAATTTTTGAACATTATCTGGTTTTTGTAAATCTGATAATGCTTTTGTGACATCTTGTCTAATTTTTTGAACTGCTGAGTCAGGTGATACTGCTAAAAATCCCTGTATGTTTTTCAATATTTCTGCACCTACTTGAAAGAATAAAATTTCAAATGGTTTTATATTTTGTTTAAACATTTTGTTATGGTCAAGTTTATCAGTTTTTATTACCCAATCAACAAATTTTGGATTATCTTTAAAATCTTTTTTAATATCTCCTATACTATATGATTTGTCAAAAAATGCCCAACGATTTGTTAGTTTAATTAATTGACTATCTTTTAATTTAGTATTAAATTGTTTTGCCGCATTAAATATATAATTTTGCCAATAAGACTGATGATACATACCTAATTTGTCTGTATTTTTTAGTCCATACTGACCTTGTAGTTTATTCAACCTGCTTAAAAAAGTAGATTTCTTTTTACCAAAGTCTTGTACTTTACTCAGTTGTAAAAAGTTAGGTCTACTAATTTTAAATTTCTTTTGTATATTTTGATTAATTTGTCTAATCATACCTTCTAACATACGAGCACCTTCTTTTGAATATCCTTTTGCCCTACCCGATTTATCATATTCAGTAGTTCCGTGAAATACAATTTCAGCGACATCGTAGTCAATTACATTTGCTGTTTGTGGATATATAACCTCTAAATTCATCCATTTAGTTCCATTACCAAAAACCTTATTCTTTTGTGGTTCTGACAATTTACCAATAGCATTTTCTAAATCTCTCATCGCACCTACAAAGGCAGTTTTTATATTACCCCTACCACTAAACATATTTGCAATTCCAGCAGTTGTTGGTGCCGTTTTACCACCATTTTTCAGATGACCTTTATTTCTTGCTGCTTTTAACTTTCCGTCCACCCAACTTATCATTAAGTTTTGTCCGTCAAGTTTTTCAGAAACATTATCCTCACGATTTAGTTTTCCTGCTAATCCATTAATAATTATGTTCTTTAAATCTGAAAATGTCAAATTATTATCATCAAATGGATGATTCATATGTCCGTATGCTCCACCCTCTAATATTAAGTGTTCTTTTTGTAATTTTTTCTTTTTTGGTGTTGGATTTAGTGGGCCTTCTAAATACTTTCTTGATAATTCACTAAATTTTTTATCTGATTCTCTAACGATTGTTTCGGTTAAGTCGTCCGGTTCTTGTAGTGTGAGTATTTTAACTTCTTTACCACTTGGTAATCTTTTAGTTTCTATTGACATCACTTTTGCTTTCGACTTAGAACTACGAGTTATTTCTTTTTCATCACTATGGTCATTAGAAAATCTAGCTCTTTTTGGTGCGTCTTTATCACCATCAATAAATAGACCTCTAATTTGTCCTTTTGAATTTGGTTCTATTCTAAATAAAATGGATGTTTGGTCTGATTCGTCATTATGAACTTTACTAAAATATCTTGCCTTCTCTCCACTCAAACTAAATCCACTTGAACCGTGTCCAGACTCGTCTGGTATTTCAACCATTTCTCCGATTTTAAATCTACTTAAAATATTTTGTGCGTCTTTACTCGGAACTTCAATACCTCGTTCAATGGCCT